GCTAAGAAAAAGAAGGAACAAGAGCGTAAGCGTATCGAAGGTATTAAAAATCTTTCATCAAAACTTCAACGAATGACAGACTTGTCCCGTGAAAATCGTAAGCGTTTTATGAATAGACTTAGCAGGGGTGAAAGCAGTAACAAGGTACTGTCTAACGCACAAGAGGAAGTTGAAGCTAAGAAAAAGAAGGAACAAGAGCGTAAGCGTATCGAAGGTATTAAAAATCTTTCATCAAAACTTCAACGAATGACAGACTTGTCCCGTGAAAATCGTAAGCGTTTTATGAAAAGACTTAACAGAGGTGAAAGCAGTAACAAGATACTGTCTAACGCTCAAAAGGAAGTTGAAGCTAAGAAAAAGAAGGAACAAGAGCGTAAGCGTATCGAAGGTATTAAAAATCTTTCATCAAAACTTCAACGAATGACAGGCTTGTCCCGCGAAAACCGCAAGCGTTTTATGAATAGACTTAGCAGGGGTGAAACCAGTAACAAGGTACTGTCTAACGCTCAAAAGGAAGTTGAAAGAAAAAAGAAACAAGAGCGTGACATGAAATTTAAAAATCTTTCTTCGAAACTTCAATCAATGACAGACTTGTCCCGTGAAAACCGTAAGCGTTTTATGAAAAGACTTAACAGAGGTGAAAGCAGTAACAAGATACTGTCTAACGCTCAAAAGGAAGTTGAAAGAAAAAAGAAACAAGAGCGTGACATGAAATTTAAAAATCTTTCTTCGAAACTTCAATCAATGAAAAATCTTACTAGAGAAAATAGAAAGCGATATATGAACAGATTATCCAGAGGTGAAGATCCGCAAAAAATACTATCAAATGCAAGAAAAAACATAACCAATAAAAAAAGAAAGGAAAATGTGCGTAAAATGTGGAACAAGAAGAAGCAAAACTTAAACCAACGCAGCAAACAGCCGGCAATTAACCGAATCCAAAGAATGCGTGGTTTAGGTGTTGAGAATAAACAAATGTACATAAGAAGAATAAAAGAAAGCAAAAATGTTGATAAAATCCTCAGAGAAGCTTCTAAGAGAAATGTGATACTCAGATTGTAATTTTCTAGACATAATATATAATGATCCCTTATACACAAGAAAAATGTGAATACATTTATCGTGTTAGTTCACTCGAGAAAGTAGTCGACGGTGACACGATAGATGTAACCCTTGATTTAGGCTTTGACGTTTGTACACGTCAGAGAGTGCGTTTATTAAGCATAGATACTCCCGAATCTCGTACATCCGACAAAGAAGAAAAGAAATTCGGTCTTTTATCCAAAAAAAAGTTGAAGGAATGGTGTCTCAAAGCGGTCGCCTCGGAAAAGGATGACATTGAAATAGAATTACGTTGTCCGGAAAGTGATAGTCGTGGTAAATTTGGGCGAATTTTGGCAGAAGTATGGATTTTTGAAGATGGTGTTTGGACCAATGTAAACAAGTGGTTGTGCGACGAAGGATATGCAGTTCCTTACACAGGTCAAAATAAAAAGGATGTCGAAGATTTGCACATGGAAAATCGCAAAATAATAATAGATCGTGGTGAGTTAGATTAATTATACGGATAAATATGAACCCACAAATTACAAATCCACTTTTCATTCGTATCAACTCCCGTTCCTTGATGAACCGCTTTTGATGTTATAAAATTATAATTATCCAAGTTGTCAAATAAAAGACAATCACCCTTGGCTAATTTATAACTTTTATTTATTTCCGTAAAATATGTTTCCCCTCCTTGATAATCATCATTTAAAGCCATGATGAACGTGTACATTCTTTTGTTTTTTTCATTTTTAAACGCATCGTGATGCGGTGCGTAGAAACCTCCGGGCTTATATCTAACAACTTGCAAATTTTCACAATTACTAATAGGTCTATCAATATTTTTCAAGCATTTTTTAGCAATTTTGTTTATCATCGGATCTTTTAAATCGAGCCATGCTGTTTCGCTGACTCTATAGTTTTCATCCAATTTTCGTTCCTTTCCTATTGTAGATAATTTAAGTTTACCTTTTGACTTATCTATTATGTATTCACACTCATCCGAAGTCAATACCCCCTTTAGTATTCTGGGTTCTTGATACACTGGTATCAAATAAATAAGTATTATAATTAGTGCTAATAATATTAACATCTTATAATTTACAAAGAAAATTTTGTAAAATGTCTTGGTAATACACAATTATATCTTTTGTGTATTTTTGTTATGCATTCATTTCCATATTTTAACAAATTTAATAATATATCTACTATTTCATCATGCCTTTCTTGGTCAATCACATATTGCCTTAAACAGTCACCACCTGTGTCTATTATCATATTGTATATGTTTCGTATATCTGTGAATTTTTCTCTCATCTTATCACGTTTTTGTATTTCCTTTTTGAATCTTTCTTCTGATAGTTCTCCCAACATATATGATATTCTTAAGTGTGTATTATTGTCATATGGATAAATATATCTATAATTTGTTGCAAATTCCAAGTCATATATCACATCTCTAAAATGTAGCATATAATGCGAGGAGTTTATACTTCTCAATTCTGTATAATTTGGTACACCCCCACATGGTATATCGCCATGCTCCCTTCCCAACCCAGTCTTTCTTTTAAATTCAATGTAATGTGGGTTATGAATCTTACCAGTCTCTATATTTCCATTATGCCAGTTGAATGCCGTGTGACAATCTGGGCACCACATCTGCGAACAACCCGAAGTTTTATGAATCATAGTTCCACATTTGGGACATGGTTTTGTATCCTTCAATAAAAGTTTCATAGTTTCCACTGTATTTTCGTCACATGTGTGGTTTTCGTCTTTCTTTTCGTTACATTTATCACACACAGATAATTCACAAATACCACAATACCATTCTTCATTCAAAAATCCCCTACATTCACCCAATGGACATTTTCTATAAAATTTCTTTGTATCCAAATTTTCCATGGTAAATCCATTAATTCTCAAATTATTATAATCTGAAAAACTTTTATTAACAGATTTTCTAATTTCTTTTATATCTGGAAACTTTTCATCAACTACGTCTATCGAAGGGAATGATGTATAATAGATTCTATGTTTTTGATAAAGTTCTATTAGTTTTGATTTTTGTTCATCTATAATTTTGCGCAATTTTCTCATGGCAAGAATTCGCTCAACTTCAACTTGTGTCTCTGGCATGAGAGATTTTTCATGTTCAAAAAGTGTATTTTCACGATACACTCTCAAATCTGTATTTCTAAATTTTTTAGTACAGAATGTATCTACAAATTCACGGTTCCATGAATTTTTGCAAGACATACAATGGGGGTCACTAGCGATGGATAATAAATATGTCTGACAACACGTGCGGCATGTCATTAAATCACAAAATGGACACGAAACTTTTTTGTGATTTAATTTGTTGAACTTTTCGCAACATATGTCACAATCATTCATAAATTAATTGATTACTTATTCTTTAAATTCACATATACTTTTCTTTAACCCAGTCACGGTCCTTTTTAAATATTTTAGACAGTTTTGGCTTTGTTCTCTTAAAAAGAATCATAAGTACATTGAGTCGTCTGAATAAACCGAGAGGTGGTTCTCCGGTACGCACGACCCGGGCAAGAGCACGGTGTCTAGCAAGTTCGGACATATCTTTGACATCCTTGTACCCTTGTGTACTGAGAACTTTAGAATCACTGATTGGTATTATAATTCTTGTCTTCTTCATATTATTCACCGAGAAGAAAACTAAAGGAGTGCTTGAGTTTTGGGAGTTTGAAAGGCCACCACATTACTATTTTAATATATCATCACATTTTTGAAATGCGTTTTTTGATTCCGTTTCGTCGTAATATTTTTCGAGAAATTCTTCGTAATTCGAACTAAAACCGGAATATCCCAAAATCATACCTGTTTTTTCTTCATCATTTAACATTGACCGAACTTTGTTCCTCGCATCTCGACATGTTTTTTCTTTTTGTTCAGCATTTGTCTCTGTGTTAACAGATTTAAACTGTTCTTCTAATTCTTCCAACTTGTATTTCTTTACATAATAGGGTTGTGTATTGGGAACCAAACCATAAGTAGTCGCAAAACCCGCAGCAATAGAAGATGCACAAGAGCATAAACAACACAGTAGTATAATTTCACTCATTCTGTATAGTATATTCAAATATTTAAAGATTCACCCTGACATTTGAGTATGGACGGTGAAAGAATTATAAACCTTGTCTCTGAAGTTTACTCAGCTCTTGGTGCTGGTTTCAGTGAGAGGGTGTATCACACCGCAGTTGAAGTGTCACTCAGGGAGTTGGGTATACCGTATGAAAGTGAACGTATAGTCCCTGTGACTTTTAAAGGTCACGTCGTTGGAAATCTTAGAGCAGACATAATAATAGGTAACGAAGTTGTTTTGGAGTTCAAAACTATAAAAAATCTCAACGATCAGGCGGAGTTGCAGGCGCAAAACTATCTGAATCTTCTTGGGTTGAAGAAAGCGTATCTGATAAACTTTCCTCCGTTCCCAAATCGAGATGTTGAGATTCGATTTGTTGAATTAGAACCATGAAAGGTAACAACTTGCATATGTTGGAACAGTGTTCTTTACTTTCCTCATAATATGCTTTTGGATCTGATTTACTCGCATCCATGGCTTCCTTAGCTCTTTCCAGGAAGTAATTTGCATCATTTATACAATACTCTTCGTATCGATTAACCATTAAAATATCTGTACTCCAATTCTTTATATCATGTAGTCGGTATATACTCCCACTTTAATTGGTTGCATATTTTCTTCCATATGACATCTTGTTGATATAACTTTTCTTTACTTTTGAGGAGTGGAAAGTATCGTAAATATTCGTCTTCCCCCAAAAGTTCACAAAATTTGTACAAAACATATGAGTAACTGAGGAAATTCTTCCTTTCGGTTGGACAATTGTCATCAAAAGGTTTTTGAATATCTTTGAACATGATACGTAACCTTTCTTCCAGTTCTTGAGGCATATTTGGTGCTTTGATACCATTAAGTATATTTGTTATATAAGGCACGTGTTCATAATATTTATT